TAACCTTCTCTTCCTGCTAAAACCATAGCTATTGATGGGTAAATACATACTTTGAACTGATAACTACTATGGTTTTATAGTATAAATCCTATGCTTTTGAACCGTAAAAACTATGCTTTTACCAAGCAACTAATCAACGAAAATGAAGAGAAATCGAAGTTGGCGCAAACTAACTGATAATGAGGAAGAAACGAAATGATTTGCATAAAAATGCCCTGTTCGTAAAGGGCAGTAATATGCAGATTTAAGCAGTAGTTCAGTTACCAAAACGTTACCCGATTTTACCATAGGTAACAATGGAGTAATATTCGGTAACTGAATTATTTTCACTCGTGTGGCTGTTGCTTCGGTCGGCAGTTTTCTGCATAAGTGAGGAACGCTTTGAAATTGGTAATTTTGCCACAAAACATCAAAGCGTATGAAAACAGAGAAAATGAAGGTGTTGCTCTACCTTAAAAAGAGCGGTCTTGACAAGTCGGGGAAGGCTCCGATTATGGGACGCATTACCATCGGGCATTCCATCGCTCAGTTCAGTTGCAAGCTTTCATGTAATCCCGATTTATGGAATCCCCGTGAGAGCAGGATGGACGGAAAGAGTCGTGAGGCGGTGGAAGTGAACGGCAGGTTGGAAAACCTATTGCTGTCCGTTCAGTCTGCTTATCAGTCCTTGCTCTCCAAAGGTTGCCCGTTTGACGCGACCGATATAAAGGAGCAGTTTCAGGGCAGCGTGCAGACACGGTGCATGCTCATCGAAAGGCTGGACATTCTCATCAAGGAAAAGGAAAATCATGTAGGTATAGACATCAAGGCAGGAGCTATACACGGCTACCACTCCACCCGCATACATTTACAGAAGTTCATTCAACGGAAGTACAAGGTTTCGGACTTGGCATTCTCGCAACTTACAGAGAATTTTATCCATGAGTTCCGGCAGTATTTCTTAGGTGAGTGCGGTTTTCAGGAAAGCACGTTCTATAATGTAGCCACGCATTTGAAGACCGTATGCAGGCTGGCTTACCGTGAGGGATTGGCTGACACACTACTGTTTGACAAAGCCAAAATCAGCAAGGGGGACAAGAAACTGCCAAAGGCTCTTGACCGGGCAGCATTGGATAAGTTAAAAGAACTCTGCTTTGATGATTTGGAGGAGGATTTGGAAACGGCAAGGGATATATTCCTCTTTGCCTGTTATACAGGTGCAGCCTATTGCGACTTGATGGAACTGAACAGATCCCATTTTGTCCGTGATGATGAAGGCAGTCTGTGGCTGAAGTTCAACCGCCAGAAGACAGGTGTGCTATGCCGTATCAAGCTGCTGCCCGAAGCCGTTAGGCTAATAGCGAAGTACCGTAGCGATGAAAGGGAAACGCTGCTTCCCTATATCAAGTACAAGAGTTATCAGACCTGTCTGAAATCCCTTCGGCTTCGTGCAGGTATATCCTTTCCCTTTACCACGCATACTGCAAGGCACACTTTCGCAACGCTCATCACACTTGAACAGGGCGTACCCATCGAGACGGTGAGCAAGATGCTGGGACATTCCAACATAAGCATGACGGAACGCTACGCAAAGGTAACACCACAGAAACTCTTTGAGGAATTCGACCGTTTCCTCTCTTTCACCGAAGATTTACGTTTAACCATATAAATGACAACCATTATGAGAAGTACATTCAAGATACTGTTCTATATCAACAGACAGAAGACAAAGGCAGACGGAAGGACAGCCATTCTCTGCCGTATTACCATAGACGGAAAAAGCGCAGCCATTACCACAGGCGAAGAGTGTAAGCCCTCCGAGTGGAACACCAAGCAGGGCTTGACGACTGACAGAAAGACCAATCAAAGACTCCATGAGTTCAGGGAACTTGTGGAAAAGACCTATCGGGATATACTGACAAGGGATGGAGTGGTAAGTGCCGAACTCATCAAGAACCACCTGCAGGGCATTGCCACCAATCCGACAACGCTCCTTGCCATGAGCAAGGCAGAACTGCAAGCAGTCAAGGAAAGTGTTGGCAGATCAAGGGCAGAGGGAACTTATCTGAACCTGTTCTATTCTGACAGAAATCTCCGTGAATTTGTAGAAAACAAAGGAGTGCAGGATATATCCATCGGAACAATTACAGAGGACTTGTTCGAGGAATACCGTTTCTTTCTCAAAAAGCGTGGACTGAAAGCATCCACCATCAACAGCAACCTCTGCTGGCTGAGCCGACTGATGTTCCGCGCGGTCAGCAAGAGGATTATCCGCTGCAATCCGTTTGAGAATGCCAAGTATGAGAAGGAGGAAAAGAAGATACGTTTTCTGCAAAAGAGCGATGTAATGAAACTTATGGCAATGAGGATGAACGACAAGGAAACAGAGTTGGCAAGACTGATGTTTGTCTTTTCCTGCTTCACAGGCTTGGCTATCTCAGATATGGAGAATTTGGAATACAAGCATATCCAAACGGCAGCGGTTGGACAGATGTATATAAGAAAGGAACGTCAGAAGACCAAGGTTGAGTTCATCGTGCCGTTACATCCCATAGCGGAAGCTATCATCAGTCATTGCCAGAAAGAGCAGGAAAGAAGTGAGGTACAGCAGACGGTGAAAGAAAAAGATGACCACCTTGTCTTTCACCGTAATTGCAGCCGTAGTGTCATGGATACCAAACTGAGCATCGTGGGAAAGGCTTGCGGTATCCGCCAAAGACTTTCCTTCCACATGGCAAGACATACATTCGGCACGATGAGCCTAAGCGCAGGAATACCTATTGAAAGCATCGCCAAGATGATGGGGCACGCCTCCATATCAAGCACTCAAGTTTATGCGCAGGTGACGGACAAAAAGATATCAGAGGATATGGACAGGCTCATTGCTAAGCAATCGGCAAAAGAAAAGGACACTTCGGAGAGAGGGGCTTGTGAACTTTCGGATATATCAACCTGTAAAATTGAGGAAACGGCATGAAAACAAAAGATAACGCAAAAGCAGTAACAAACGCTGCCTATCATCGCAGTTACTTTGATTGGGGCAGGAATATGCAGGTAGTCCGCAAAGGATACGGAGAGATAGCCATGACGGAGGGAGAACTCGCAAGGTTCTTCGGGGTAACATGGAAAAAGCTCAATCATAGACTTCAAATAATAATGAAATCTTCCAACTTGCATCCCGATGAGAGGGGTGCTGGGGAGGAGGATATTTATGCAAACGGACAACTAAAAGGTTATGCACCGCTCTATCCAATTCCAATCATCATTGCCCTGTCCTTTCAGCTGGATAGCACGGAAGCACATTTGTTCAGAGAGTATATCTGTGAGAGATTGCAGAAATCTGCATCCGTGATAACGCCGATATTTCTGCTTGGTAATACGAATAACTAATGATTATGTCTTATATTTCCTTTTTCTTTCACTGATTATATCTTACTACATTACTACAATAAGGGATAATACATTGAAAGAAAAAGGATTATGCCGTAGTAGGTAGTTGTTTATGTGCGTTATTATGATATGACTACATACTACGTGACTTATAAACTGCTATCTTTTTAGAGATAGCAGTTTATTTATAATGATTTTCTATAGTATATATATGCGTTTGTTTTTGTAATCTAAAACGAAAGATTTTCCCCATAGAAATTCGGCATTTATGGTAGGATACTTCTCTTCACTTATTATAAAATTCAGTTTGAAATTATTTTCGCCAATTTTAAGTTCAACGTCCTCGCATACATTTGTCTTTTCACGAACCAAGGCTTGAGCAATATCTCCACGTTCTAATTCGATTGTTTTGGTTGGAGAAACTCCAAAGTGTTTTGGTAAAAAATTTCTTCTACTACCAGAATCAAATAGTATACGGGTATTTTTTCCTGCAACTTTTCCCTTCAAAAAGATACTATTCAAAAACGCATCGGAATAGTCCTCGTGGTTTTTCCATTTAAGCGTGCCTTGTATATTCTTCATAGAACTTTCGCACCGAGTCATAATCATTTCTTTTAAATTAAAACACCAAAGCTCTTTTTTTAGAATATCCCCTCCAATAATGAATTTAGGAGCATGATGTTTCAATTTACTTACCAAATCCACAACAAAGCATCTTGTCGTGGGATACGAAACACCACCAATTGAAAGACTATCTAAATTCAAACTAATAGACTTTAGCGATTTTCCTAATGCACTTTCAATTATTGCATTACTTTCCTTTAATAAAATATTACACGAGTCAACTGCAAAAGTAGAATCAATCATACAAACAGATGCGCCTGTGTCTATTAAGGCTGAAACATTCCGAGAAACGCCTTTGTGTGATAATGTTACATTTGTGTACATCATATCCCCTTTTAGAGTTAATGTACTTTGGGCATACAAATTAAGCGTGAACGACACGAACATACTGCAAATAAAAAGGAAACGATATTTCATAGCTATAAAGTAATTGGTTTATGACATTATTGTGATGATTATTTCGAGAATATAAAT